CAAGTTAGGCAAAGATATCGGTCTTGACGAAGCTAATCTATTGCGTAAGTTGCTTACGAAGAAAGGCACAGGAAAGGGAGCGAAAGACAAGAAGAAGATTGAGGTTAAGTTTATCGCTGGTTGTAAAGAGAATGGAATAGACGAGGCAACCGCACGACAATTGTGGCAGACGTTTGAGTATTTCTCTGGCTATGGATTTAACAAGTCCCACGCTGTCTCCTATAGTATCCTTAGTTTTCAGTGTGCATGGTTATTGAACTATTACCCTGCTGAGTGGATGGCCGCATTCTTAGACAAAGAGCCAGAGGGCAGAAAAGAAGAAGCTATCAACATTGCGAAGCGAAGCGGATTCGATATTAAGCTTCTGGATATCAATACTTCCGGCAAGCAGTGGGAGATCGCCGCAGACGGAAAGACCTTAATCCAGCCTCTAAGTTCTATTAAGGGTCTCGGTGATAAAGCAATCGAGCAAATTATAGAGCATCGACCGTTTAATACCGTCGAGGAACTTCTGTTTTCAGAGGAGGTTTCCTACTCTAAACTAAACAAGAAGTCTCTAGATGTCCTCTGTCGCTCAGGTGCAGTTCGCGCACTCGTTGATCAAAGATTCTCCGGTCTAAAACACTTTTGGGAAGCAGCAGTCAACAATCGACCCAAGAGCGCGAAGAAGCTCAAAGAGAATATAGAGGAGTTTAAGGGAGCTAAAGATTTCTCGAACTCAGAGATGATCGATAATATTTCTTCTCTAACAGGCATCTTTCCGTTTGATTTGGTTTTAGACGCTGAAGTCTTAGACAGGCTCTATCGACTTGGGGTACCACCTCTAGGAGAGTTTGATCGTGACCTCGGAGCAGCTTGGTTTGTTCCTCGCGAGGTTATCAAAAAGAAAACAAAGAATGGTAAAACATATTGGATTATTAAAACTACAGATACCACGTCGGAAACGGTTTCTATTAAATGCTGGGGTGTCAGAGAGCATGACCAGATCATATTGAACCACCCCTACATGGCGAGATTAGATTACGACGAGCAGTGGGGATTTTCCACACGCTCAATTAGGCACAACTTTAGGTTATTGGGATAATGGGAAGTTTAAAAAGAAAGATGGCTCGCAAAAAAGCAGCCCGGGCAAAAAAAGACATTAAACAAAAGATGGGTTTGTTTGATAAAATAGGCGATGAATGCTTGGTTTGTCAAAAAGACTTTGATAAAACAGACAAAGAACAAGTTACTAGTTGGTTTGTCGCTGTCCGCAAAGAGGAAGGCAAGGTCAACTTATATTGCCCAGACTGCTGGGAGCGAGGACAAAAGCTAGTACAACAATTAGGAGAAAAAGATGAAGAAGTTCTTACAGAAAATTAAATCATTGGCAAATTATTTATTTAATCTGCTTGTGTTGGGGGTAATTGTTGCTATATTAATAACTCCTTTGTTTGCACCTTACTTAGTAGAATTCCACCCACTTTTGGTGACACCTTATTATGGGCTGATCTGGTGGACAGCAGGTGTAGGATATTTAATCCGAAAACATTTTGACCACAGGCTCAATGAATACAAAGGCCCACGATTTAACAAAAAGGATGCTTAAGTGATTTTAGAGTTTATGAAAACCAGACCCACCGCGAAAACTCCAGTTAGGGCAAACCCATCAGACGCAGGTCTCGATGTGTTTTTTAGTCCCGAAAAGGAGAATAACGAAAATGTAACGCTAAGGCCAGGAGAAAACAAGCTTTTCAAGACAGGGTTAAAGTTTGGAGTGCCACATGGGTACATGCTTCAGGTTATGAATCGGTCTGGTATGGCTTCAAAAAATTCTCTCATAGTCGGCGCACACTGTATCGACAGCGGTTACGACGGCGAAGTGTTTATTGACCTACACAACGTGGGTTTGAGAAATATTCAAGTTAAGCCAGGAGATAAGATCGCCCAGGTTGTACTTGTACCAGTCGTGAATTTTAGAGCGACGGAGAAGAAAAACGGATCTCTCTACGAACAGGGAATTACTATATCTGACCGAGGAGACGGAGCTTTGGGCTCGACAGACACGCCCTCGCAATCCACCGCGCCTACTAACGAGGCCTCTCAGGACCACTGGCCAGAGTATCTAGGCTCCTGGATGCCAAATGGATTCTAGGCATGGGAAAGGTACTTTTTCCTTTATGTACAAAACATGCAAAGAAGTTTAACAGATCGTATAGTGACAAGTCAATTGAAACTTGTGGAGAATGTGTGAAAGAAAAAGAAACAGTTGACCACCCAGATCATTACAATAAAGGAATCGAAGTGATAGATTTCATAGAATCTTGGGATATGGATTTTAATACTGGTAATGCGGTTAAGTATATTTCCAGGCACAAATATAAAAACGATCCTATTGAAGATCTTAAAAAAGCAAAATGGTACATCGACAGATTAATTCAGAATTTAACAAAGGAAAAACGATGAGAGACACGCTATCATTTGATGATGTACTTTTGCTACCAAAGTACAGTGATATTAAAAGCAGGTCAGAGGTTTCGACAGCTAACCACTTAGACGAAGATCTTAACTTCGCTTTGCCGATTATATCAAGCCCTATGGATACAGTAACAGAGCACAAGATGGCCACCACAATGGCTGCAGCAGGAGGATTTGGGATCGTCCACAGATATAACACAATTCCAGAGCAAGCTGATGTACTATCTAAAGTAGATGGAACCCGGGCTGCAGCCGTCGGCATGACGAACGACTATCTTGAGCGCACAATGCACTTATACGATAATGCTGAGTTAGATATTGTTTGTGTCGACGTAGCTCACGGCCATCACGCAATGATGGAAAGATGCTTGAAGACTCTTAAAGATAAGTTTGGTTCGGATTTGCATGTAATGGCAGGCAACGTTGCTAGTCTAGATGCTTTCAACGCTCTAGCCTCTTGGGGCGCAGATAGCGTCCGAGTTGGAATTGGCGGAGGAAGTATATGTTCCACGAGATTAGTATCTGGCCACGGGGTGCCTACATTTCAGAGCGTCTTGGATTGTGCGCAAACTGAATATGATACAAAGATTATTGCTGATGGAGGCATCAAAACTTCTGGAGACATAGTAAAAGCGATCGCGGCCGGCGCTGATTTTGTTATGGTAGGCTCACTCTTGGCCGGCACCAGTGATACTCCAGGCGAAGTGTTTAAGAATGCCGAAGGTAAATCTTATAAAGTATACAGAGGCATGGCATCTTCCGCAGCGCAGAACGCTTGGCGAGGTAAGTCCTCTTCACCTGAAGGCGTCTCGACCACTGTACCATACAAAGGAAGGACATCTGACATTCTTCAGGACCTGTATGGCGGCATTCGAAGCGGCTTCTCTTATTCTGGTTCAAGAAGCTTTAGAGAATTCCAGAACAACTCTGAGTTTATTAAACAAAGTAACGCTGGTCAAGCAGAAAGCTATACTCATATTTTAACCAGGAACAAATAATGCCAGAGGATGAGAAATCTATGCCTGATGTTACTGAGAGAAAAAAGTTCATGTTTTACGACACAGGCAAGAGACAGGCAGATCTAAGGATAAGGTTGAAGTATGACGGCCTTAATCAATCACAGTTTTTCCGAGCTATGATTACTGGGTACCTAGAGAAAGACGAATCTCTTATTGATTACTTGGATCGCTATAAAGAAAAGAATAATGTGCAAGGACAAAAGAAGCGCAGTGGAGGCAAGCTTATGATTAAGAAGGGTAGAGAAATAGAGAAAGAGTTTGGCCTGGGAGAAGAGGACATCGAGAACATATTTGATATATTAGAAAAGGAACATCCAGAAATATGAAATGTTTAGACGAATGCAAACTAAATAATAGTGCCTGTAAAGAAAAGAATTGTAGAATGTGGATAGATTATAAGAAAGAATTTAATTGTTGCCTAGAGACCGTCGAGAAGAACGGCGCGTTAACTCTTAGGGAAATAGCGGATCGCCTAGGGGTCAGCTTCGTCCGTATCAAACAAATTCAAGATAAAGCCCTAGAAAAATTAAATAAAAGTGCATTTAACAACTTAATATACTAATTAAATTAGATACTGTTTTATAGGAGAACTAGTATGAAAAAGCGTATACTCAACGAACAGGCCACTCGCAAGTTTATGAAGCT